ATCAGTGCTGCTTCGTATTGTGCTTCGATTTGCTCTTTTACTTCAGCAACCTTTGTCTTGATAGCAGTTTCAAAAATGGTACGTGCTTTCTCTTGGAATTCCTCAGAAAGATCTTCACCAGTGAAGAGTGCTTGAACATCTTCTTCGACACTGTATTCTGCTTCAACCTCTTCGGTTTCTTCAGCGACCTCTTCGGTCTCTTCTTCAGCAACTACTTCGCCTTCTGCTACTTCTTCCTCTGCTACGATTTCCTCTTCAGCAGAATCAACGGTTTCAACAACCTCTTCTTCTGCTTCTGATTCTTCTTTCATACCAGCAGGCATGGGATCAGCAGGCTTAGCGCCTTTGGTGACAACATCCTTAACTTGCTTAAGGGTTGCACTAGGCTCCTTTAGTTTTGCCGAGTCGTCATCGACTTTGTAATTGTCTGGAGTAGGTCCGCCGAGATCTTCCCAACTCGCAGTTTGACCTGGGGTGTCCAGATCCAACTTTGGCATGGGATCGGCTGCCTTTGCTCCTTTGGTTACTACGTTTTCCATTTCTTGTAAATTGCTACCAACGGACATTTGTTTTGTTAGATTTTTTTAAATATAATCTGTATTTATTTATAAATTATAGATTTGATAAGAAATCTTGGAACAATTCCAGTTTCTTTTCTTCAAGCATTTTTTGGTCAACGAGAGTATTAATTCTCTTTTGAGTTTGTTCTGCGAGTTTTTCTCGGAGAATTCCTCCTTCCCAAACCCACTCTTTTCCTTCCATAATTCCTGAAACAAAAGCATCAGGAGCAGAAGGATCAGCGACGATATCAGCAGCAGTTGCTAACATGAAGTCTTCGCCAACAATTTTATGACCCTCATTTGTGGTTCTTAGTGAACCAACACCACGAGAAGAAACACCAAGAGTGACGCCTTCACCGATTAAGGATTTTGCAATCTTACCCATTGGGGTATCAAGAAGTTGTGCCTTGCCCATGAAGTTTGAACCTTCTTTGACAAGTGAAACGATCTTGTGGGAAACACGGTCAAGATTGACGGTAGGACCATCAGGATGACCGAGTTCGCCAAGGGCACGACCCTTAGCAACGAAAGTTTCGTTGTATCTCTGCACTTCTTTTGCGAGAGTGTTCATAGGATACATGCGACCATTACGGTTGCAGATGTCTCCCTGAAGGAAAACTCCCTCAATATACATTTTCTTTTCAGCACCTTTTCCTTCGGTGATGAATTTAACGTCTGATACTTCTTCTGTGATAAGTTTCATTTGTTTACCCAGTAAATCCTACTTTTGCACCAACAACACCACCTGCACTAGCAAATACTGTATATGCTGCATTTTTTTCTAGATATTCTGTAGTTGTCCCCAACATAGTAAATGTTCCAACTCCTGTTCCGCCAGCAGTTTCCTGAACGGTAATAACTATGGCATTTGAGCTGGTATTTACAAGTCTAACTACCGTAGCTTCAGAAAAACTGACGCCAATACCGGCAGAAGTTGGGACGCTTACTTCATCTCCCTTTAATAAGGTTCTTGTTGCCATTATTCTTGATCCTCGTTAGACTCGGTGTCATCAACCTGTTCATCTTCACCGAACATAGAATTGGCAACCCCAGGACGAAGTCCTTCGATTTTTTCTCCTGCTTTACCATACAAAAGTTCTTTGATTTTGTCGGTAATATCTGAAGCAGCAGAATCGGTTGCGATCAAATCGACAATGTCTTCCATAAAAATTTAATATAACAGTATATTTTATTTATATCTCTGCCTTTTTAGTATCTTTTTGGAAATTGGCATCGACATCAGTTGCCTGTGCTTCAAGGTCTGGTTCAACTGGAACGTCTCCCATTCCCATTTCCAAACCATCTTCACCTGGCAATGGCTCTCCAGTTATTGGATCGACGGCACTAGGATCTGGAATAATTCCATCCTTGATTTCTTGTTCGATTTGCTTATCAATATCGATAATCTCAGCATCAGTTTGGCGTAAGATCTTCTTACGAACATACTCAACAGAGTAGTACTTACCAATATAAGGTTCGATGGTTGCTGCTAAACCAAGTCTTTCGTTCATCAACTCAGACTCTTTAAGTTCAGCGAACTGATTATCATAAATGAAGTCATATTGAATATGATCTTCCATTCTTTCCCAGTCTTCTGGGGTGATGATATTCTTAAGAATCAACTGAGTGCGAAGCATGTCATTAAACATGTTCGAAAAACGCTTTCTCAGTCTTCCAACAAACTTGGAGAATTTTAGTTCGTCTCTTAGAATTTCTGAAGAACGACCGAGATTGAATCCACCATCATTTGCGATTCTGGATTCTGGAACCCCAAGTGCTCTATAGAGTTTCTTCTGGAAGTATTCAATATCTGAGAGTTCTCCCAGATTCTGTCCACCTGGCAGGGTGGTGATCTCAGTACCACGACCACCTTCTCTACGTGGTAACCAGAAATCCTCCATCATGGACATGAACTTGCGGTCATCACGAACTTCGCCAGTATTAGCATCATAAACAAGTTTATTTCTATAACGAGACATTACGTCGCGTAAATATTGTTCTGCCTTAACTTTAGGAAGATTGCCAACATCAATATAGAAAATTCTACGCTCGGGTGCTCTGGAAAGTCTGTAAATAACCAGAGAATCTTCAATCATTCTAAGTTGATTGAGTGCTTTAATTGCTTTATGAAGATAAGAAAGTACTGATCCCTTGTTTCTATCTACAAGACCAGAAGTGCAATATGTGATAGAATCTTTAGCGATCTTAATTGATTTTTGTGCCTGGGTGTTTCTAGATGAGAAAGAACCCATTGGATAACTTGGATTTGGAGTATAGATGTAATACTCTTCTATCTCTGGATTTAAAATATTGACATCACTTTCTTTATTCCTAACTAGAGCATTTCCTCTGTCTTGATTAGGTTCTTTTTTCATTTGCCTTACGGCTTTCATTTTCATAGGATCGATGTAACGAATTTCCTGAATACCACTATCAGGACTCTTAACATCAATAACCTTCAAATAATAAAGTCTTCCATCAACATACCAATTTCTGAAAATCTCATGGCACTTTCTGTCAAAGTCCATGAGTTCTTTAATATATCTGAACTCTTGACGAATTACACTTTTGATTTTATCGCTTGCATTTAAATTTGATAATTCAATCTCAATGGGAGAATCATACAAATCACTAACGATTGCTTCATTAACAACATCTTCGATAGCAGCATCACACTCTGGGTGAAGTGCCATTTCACGATATCTACGAATTAGATCGTACTCAGTTCTATATACACCTTCAATATCTACGTACTGACCATAAAACCCGCTCTGTATAAAATGGTCAACCCCGTCCTCATCATTTTGAGGAACGGGGGACACTACAGAGTCGGGTTTTTGCTCATTCTCAATTGAAAAACCAAAAAGTTTTGCCATTATAATCTTTGAACTACTGGTTAATATAATCTATTTATTAACCAATATTTTCTCCACCAGCGTTAGCACCAACACCTTTAGAAGCTTCCCACCAATGAACTTGCATTTCCACAGTGAATTCTTCTAAAGTATCGGTGGTTTCATATGAAAGATCAATCTGACTGATATTTGTTGGGAAAATATCATAGAACTTATAAGTTCTAAGAGTTGATCCATCACGATCTAGTTGATGAACAAAAGCATCTGCCTGATAATCTGCTGGATTTTGAAGACCAGTAGCATCAGATAGTTTGTTGATTGAGTTCATCCACTTCTCAAATGCCGAGCGAATGATGAAGTCAGTATCATTGATAACTGTGATTGTCCAGGTATCAAATGTTCTGTCTCCAGCAATTTTCAGGATTCTTCCTCTGAAATTAACTTCAATTGGAGTAATATTTGATGCAGGCAGCGCTGCTGCCTTTACCAAGAATCTTGCTTTTTCTTTAACATCATTGGCAATGCCAAGATCAGATGGAAACGCAAGTTCTACTTCAAATAGGTTGGGTCTTGCACCACCACCAACCAGCTTGCTTTTGAAACCGGTAATTGTTCTTAGTGGTGGTCTATTGAATTGATCTGCCATGGTTTTAGGTTCCTTTAATTAAATTAAACAGTACCGACTACTTCATCGAACGAAACACCAGTTCTGGTGGCAACAAAAGTAAGACCAATGAAGTTAATTGATCTTGCTGGTTTTACGAAGATGTCCGCAACAAACTCATTGTTATCAATAATTGCGGCAGTATTGTTTGTTTCATCACAAATGACTCTAAAGTCAAAGATACCTCTCTTTGCTTGAACATCACGAAGGAATGGTTCAACAGTATTTACAAAGTTGGTTCTTGTGATCTCATCGTTGAACTCAAACATCTGATCTCTTGCAGCAGCAGAGATTGCATTCTCAAGGTAGATGAACAATCTGCGAACATTGATTCTATCAAAAGCAGATGCTCTTCCAAGTCCAGTCTTATCACCAAAGAGTGTAATACCTGCTCCAGGAGAGAAGATAACTGGATTAACTCTGTTTGAGTATAATTTATCTCTCTGTGACTTGCTTGGATTGTATGCAAGTTTTACTGCATTGAGGATTGCACCTCTAGCAGTTCCTGCAGGTGAGAACCATGGGAAGTTATTGATATCATTTCTAGCACACAGTCCTGCCATATCACCATTAAGTGGAACATAGCGGAAAGTATCGGCAAATCTATCATACATGTACTTGTATCCACTGTCGAATACAGCAAAAGATGAAGATGTGATTGGTGAGTAGAATGAAATTACGTTATCTGTGATCGTTGCATCAGAATTAACTGTTACACTTCCAGAAGTTGTGTCATTTAGGAATGCCTTTCTATATGGAGAAACAAATGCAATTGCATCCTTTCTCAAATCTGCAACGGCAATCAGTTTGTTTGCCAGTGCTTGAGCAACTTCTTTTTCATGATTTGCTGATCCCATCAATAGGAAATCAACATCATACTGATCAGTATTTTCAAATAGATCGTAACCAGCAACTAGACCAGAGAGGGATACTTCCATTGATCCAGTTGAACCAATGCCAGTAGAACCATCGTAGTTCTTACCCCAACTCAAAGTATAGTCTTTTGCACCAACTACATCAAAGGTAACTCCTTGTGCATTTCGGTTCCAACCACCAACAGAGGAAACAAATTGATCGTTATAGGAGCGAGATCCACCAACGGTCCCAAAACCAGAAGATACTGTATCACTGGTATTTGCAGCTCCAGCAAATACATATCTTGAGTTTGTTGCAAGATACTTTCTCCAATATGAAGGAGATCCTACAGAGAACTCTGCATCTTTTGCCTTAGAAAGATTGAGATGCTTCTCAAGGATTGTTCCAGCATTTCCTGTAACTTCACCTTTATCATCTATTACAAGAACATGAATTTCATCATTCTTTGATGATCTTGCGGCAGCAAAGGCAGTTGTTCCTGGACGATCTGCAACGTTACTCCAATTAATTGTTGAGTTGGTTAATGTGATTGTTTGTTGATCATACCAATCTAACGCAGCAGTAATAGATGATCCATATCCAGTTAGATTATTACCATCTTGTTTGACGATAACAACCCCAGGATTAGTTCCACCCAGTCCAACTCCATTATTTCCAGTGAATGCCCAAGCACCACCTTGCTGATAAGAAACTGCAGTTTCTGTACCACCGGCAGAAACGTGTGAGACAATTTTAACATCTACCTGACTGGTTCCAATACCAAATCCAGTGATAACTCCTCTTAGATATCCATCAATAACTGATGTTGTTCCAGCACCAGCAACTGTTTTTGAGATTTTCTGAGTAACACCCATTCCAACTGTAGCGTTGTTGGTATTAACTCCAGTTAGTCTCTGATCCGCTTTTCCATCAACTACGGCAACGACTAATCCATTTGCCCAAGATCCTGGATTTCTTGCTGCAAAGGTTGCGTTTGTAAATGCTGTAGCGTCATATCCCTTATTATTATAATCATCCAAACTAAGGATCTTCAATACCTGAGTTGTGCCAAAACCAGCATTAGCATTATTCAGTTGTGTATCATCAGATCTTACTACTCTGAGGGCACCACCATATGCTAGATAAGATGAAGCAACCATCCAATGTTCATAGTGCTTATCACTATCAACTGGTTCTCCAAAATTATCAATTAAATCTTGTTCGGTTTCAATTAGTGTTGGGAGGTTAACGGGTCCTTTGGTAAACGGAGCAACAAGAGCACCTACTTTATCTGATGCTGCGTTTACTCTACCTACAGTTAGGTCAACCTCTCTTACTACAATTCCAGGAGATGCTAAATTTAGAGGCATCTTTCTGTTCTCCTAATCCAGAATATTTCTGAAATTATTTATTAAAAAGGGTATTTCCAATGGGAAAACAGTGCATGAACATTACCAATCTGGATATTCCCAGTTTGAACTGTGGGGTTTTTTATTTCTATTTGCTTTAACTCTGTTAATAGTACATTCTTTGCACTCATAGGAATATGAGGATAATACCATATTATTTTTCCTAGTTCTGTAGAATCCTTCTATTAGATTCTTTCTTATATTGCAAGTTCTACAGATACGCTCAGAAAGAAATAGATGTTCTAGTTCAAACTGATCATCTAAATCCATTACTTATAATCCCACATGTATGACATATCACCATATTCATCAGTGTACCATCGGTCACCATCATTATCAACAAATGTCATTTCATCTAGACCATCACTAATAAATCCAAATGGTGCCATGTCTTGTTCTATTTGATTTTTCTGTTCTTCATAAATTCTCTTACGGACATCATTGTCCGTCATCTCTTTGAAATAATCCTGAGCAACTAACCAGGAAAATATAACCAGGCACATCGCCAGGTCATCGTTACATCCCTCTTCTGCTTCGAAGGAGTTATGGCGCTGAGCAAATGTTGTTAGTTCTGAAATAATTTCATAATCAACAGTCAGTAACTTATCATCTTCAAGAAGTGTCTTTAAGTTTGAGCATCCCAACTTTTTGACTGCTGCAGTCATTCTCACACCAAGTTGAGATTTTTTACCACTAAATCCAGATCCTACGATTTGACCGGCACGACCTCTCATCGCACACATTAGCACATTTTCGTACTCTAGATCGAAGTGAAGAATATTTGCTACTTGATCTCCAATATCATTAACTTCAATCAGTAACCAAGCATCATTATATCCCTTTGCAACATCATGTATAATATTTGGGAATAGCATAGGTTTGATTTCATTGTTCCTATACTTACCAACTACCTTATATGGAAACTCTGTAATATCAAAAACGATGAATGCAGAGTAATCGTTACCCAAACCACGGGCAACGTCAACAGTAATTAAATAATTATGTTCTTCTTTAGGATGCTCGTAAATATCCAATCCAGCATTTCTTTTGATTGGACTTTCATATACAAGATTCCTAAGTTTTGCTGGATTGATAAGAGTGTTGACCGATCCTAGGAATTCGCACTCAAACTCAACCTTGAACTGTGCTTCCGAAGTGTTGGCAATGGTCTGTTCCTTCCATGCCTCATCTCTACCAGGAACCTCAGACCAATGAACATCAGTTGGTGTGTATTCGTTCTTGCCTCTTTCCGCATCGTGCCACATGCGGTAGAAGTGATTCATACCCCTTGGGGTAGAAACGATAATTACCTTTGTGCTCTGTCCAGAAGAAATAGTAGGATAAACAGAGGCAAAGAAGTCATCAGCAATGTGATTCGGGATGAACGCGAACTCGTCAAGAAAGATGACATTA